AGTTACTCGGCCCAAAAGGTGCGGCTCAAGAATGTGATTGTGATTTTGTTTCTTCTGGTGATACAGTAATTGACCCACAACTACTTCAGTTTTACAAAGAAACATTCGTACAAGAACCAGCTGAAAAAACTGGTTTTGATGGAAACCTTTGGAAATGGGAATATCCAAACTACAATAAGTCATATATGGTGGTAGCTGACGTTGCTCGTGGTGATAGTGGTGACTATTCTGCTTGTCATGTAATAGATATAGACACTGCAACTCAAGTAGCTGAATATAAAGGAAAGTTAAATACAAAAGACTTTGGAAACTTTTTAGTGGCTCTATCTACTGAATATAACGAAGCACTTTTGGTAATAGAAAATGCAAACATAGGTTGGGCAACAATACAACAAGTAATAGATAGAGGATATCGAAACTTATTTTATATGAGTAAAGATTTAAAGTATGTTGATGTTGAAAATCAACTTACTAACAAATACAGAGCACAAGATAGAAATTTAGTTGCAGGTTTTTCTACCACGAATAAAACAAGACCACTTATTATATCCAAACTAGATGAATACTTTAGAGATAAGTCAATAACTATTCGTTCAACAAGAACTATTGATGAATTATTTACTTTTATTTGGAAAAACCAAAGAGCAGAAGCACTTCAAGGATATAATGATGACTTAGTTTTAAGTTTAGCAATAGGATTGTGGGTAAGGGATACGGCACTTAGACTTAGACAAGAAGGACAAGACTTAACTAAAAGGATGTTAGACAAAATAGGACAATCATCAACAGGTATGGGTGGATTTGTAGGAAACTCTGCCTTGGAAGATGACCCTTGGAAAATGAGAATTGGAGATACAGAAGAAGATTTACGAAATTGGATATAATATGAAAAAATATGATTTAGTGATAGGAACAGGTTGTTCATTTATGAATGGTGATGCTATACATAATGAAAAAATGAAAGCAATAGGACATAATCATCATACACCTACAAAATATCTTGCCGATAAACTTGGATGTGAATGGGTTAATTTAGCCCAATCAGGATCATCAAACGAACATATGTTTTCAAGAATATTAAATTACATAGAAAATAATAATTTAGAAAATAAAAAAGTTTTAGTTATTATAGGTTTATCAGAATTAGCAAGGTTATTTTTAAAATATAATGAAACCAAAGATATGGGAAGAGACCTACATCCTCATACTGTGATATTAAATGAAGAATACTTGTATAATACTGCAGATAAATTTTTTAATAGTGATGTAGAGGGTTTACGTAATTATTTAAAATTTTACATGACACATATTTTTAATGAACAATTTTTTGAAGATAGACTTGGTGAAAAAATAATACTTTTAAAAAACTATTTTAAAAATAAAGATATAGATTTTATTATTTTTAATGCATTGACTGGTCATTTAAATTTAGAAAATGTTTTAGATGAAAAAAATATAATATTATTTGACAATGAAGAAAAAAGTTGGTATATTTCATTGAAGAAAAAACATGAAAAAGAATTTGGAGATTTTAACATTAAAGAATATAGAAGTCCAAAACCACCATGGGGTAGATATTTTTGCTATGGTCACCCATCCCCAGAGGCAAATCAAGATTTAGCTGAATCATTATATAAAAAAATTGTAAATAACGGTTGGATAGATTAAATAAAATTATTGTATATTTATATAAGTCATGGAATATATAAACGAAACTAAACAACTATACAACGATTACAAGAATCAGTTTAGAGATAAACATATTGTTAGTGAAGCTATCGATATGCATATGTCCACAAAGATTCTATTTATTGAGAACATTTTTAGAATGTATTCTCGTAACTACTTTAATACTATTAATAAAGCAAGAAAACTTTTTAAAGAAGGAAAACTACAAGACCTTCATGAATGGGACATTGAGTTTTTTGGAACGGATGTAGGTAAAGTTGGTAAGTATAATGGGAAATCAGTATTATTAGATATTCCGTTTATACGAGAAGCTAAGTATCAAGGAAAAGAAGTTCAACTTAACAAACCTAAACGTGGTGGTAGTAAAAAGTTCTATGTTTATGTAAAAGATGGTGATAAGGTTAAGAAAGTATCATTTGGTGCAGCTGGTGGTGGTGGTTCTTTGGCAGTAAAACTAAAAGACCCTGAGGCAAAACGTAACTTTAAAGAAAGACATAACTGTACACAAAAAAATGATAAAACTAAACCAGGTTATTGGTCTTGTAGATTACCAAGATATGCAAAATCATTAGGATTATCTGGTGGAGGACAGTGGTGGTAATATGAAACCATACAAAGAAAATAAAAAAGGAAATCTAACTGAAAGAGTATTCAAAGAAAACACAGATACTCATGAATTAGTTTGGCATCGTGATAGACTTGACAGAGAAGTTACTGTTTTAGAATCGGATGGGTGGATGTTCCAAATGGATAATGAATTACCTATCGTCTTAAAAGAAGGTGACGTTATAGAAATCCCAAAAAATACATACCACAGAATTCTTCGTGGTAATGGAAATTTAAAAATAACTATTAAGGAATAAAATGGCTGATACTTCATTTTTTGGTCGATTAAGAAAACTATTTAACTCGCAGGCAATTGTTACTGTAGATAAGGATGGTAAGAGAAACGTTTTTGACTCAAATGAGAATCAACAAACTAACCTATCATCATTAAGAGATAGATATACAAAGATACAAAAATCTTTCTACGAACAAGCAGGTGGTGCTCACTCTATGGCGTACCAACAAGTTCGTAGAGAAATATTTAGAGATTATGATGCAATGGACCAAGACCCAATAATTGCATCTGCACTTGACATCTATTCAGATGAATCAACTCTTAAGAACGAGTTTGGTGATACTTTAACAATTGTATCTGACAATGAAAAAGTATATGATATACTTCATAACCTTTTCTATGATATATTAAATATAGAGTTCAACCTATGGCCATGGACACGAAATATGGTTAAGTACGGTGATTTCTTCTTAGGATTAGAAATAGCAGAAGGTAGAGGTGTAGTTAATGTAACGCCTCACTCTGTATATAACACAGAAAGATTAGAAGGGTTAGACCCAAACAATCCCCATATGGTCAAGTTCAAAATAATGGATGACCCAAATGGTAAACAAGAATATGATGACTTTGAAATAGCTCACTTCCGTTTACATTCAGATACTAACTGGTTACCTTATGGTAAGTCAATGGTAGAAAATGGAAGAAGACTGTGGAAACAACTTTCTCTTATGGAAGATGCTATGTTAATTCATAGAATTATGAGAGCACCTGAAAAAAGAGTATTTAAGATAGATATTGGTACTATTCCACCAAACGAAGTTGATAACTATATGCAACGTATCATCAATAAGATGAAAAAAGTTCCATTTCTTGATAAAAACACAGGTGATTATAACTTAAAGTATAATATGCAAAATCTTACCGAAGATTTTTACTTACCTGTTCGTGGTGGTGATAGTGGAACTTCAATTGATAATATCGGTGGATTGGAATATACAAGTATTGAAGATATTGATTATCTTAAAGCTAAATTATTTGCAGCACTTAAGATACCAAAAGCTTATTTAGGATATGAAGAAGATGTTCAAGGTAAGGCCACTTTAGCAGCTGAAGATGTAAGATTTGCAAGAACAATTGAAAGAATACAAAAAACTTTAGTATCGGAACTTACTAAAATAGCAGTAGTTCATTTATATGCACAAGGTATTCAAGACTCAGAGTTGTTAAACTTTAAAATTGACTTAGTTAATCCATCTACAATTTATGAACAAGAAAAGGTAAATCTTTGGTCAGAAAAAATTAGATTAGCATCCGATATACAACAATTAAATATGTTATCTAAAGATTGGATTTATGATAATATCTTTAAATTATCAGATGGTGAGAAAGACACCGAACAAATTAACTTAATCAATGACCTTAAAGATAGATTTAGATATCGTTCAATTGAAGACGAAGGTTCAGACCCTGCAATGGTAGATGAAGAACCATCTGATATTGAAGCTGAATTAGAAGAATTAAAGACAGAACTTAAAAATAAGGGCGGAAGACCACGTGAAGGTAATACTTATAAGAAAGACAAACATCCTTATGGCAGAGACCCATTAGGAGATGATGAACGAAAAAAGTCAAGAAGTAGAACTACTGAAGACAAAATTCGTAAATACATCAACGGCGTTTCATCAAAAAGACAATATCTTCACGAAAACGATGTCCTTTTAGACAAAAAGGAGGACAAATAATACGGTAAATAATAGTTATCTTTAATAAATCTATATTTATATAAGACATTTTACCATATTTAAGTAATTTTTATATATGAAACGCATTAAACATTCTAAAATAAAGAACACAGGACTACTATTTGAGTTACTGACTAGACAGATAACTTATGAGATACTTGATGGTAGAGAAGAAAAATCCAAAGAGATTGTAAGAGAGTTTTTCAATTCCAGAACAGAACTATCTAAAGAACTTAGATTATTTAATTTACTATTAAATGAAAAACAAGCAAACATTTCAAAATCAGAGAAATTTTTAAATGTTGTTTTAGAAGCTCACACTAAAATAAACTACGATAAATTAGAAAAAGAAAAATATAATCTAATTAAAACTATAAAAGAAAGTTTTGAAATAGAAAACTTTTTGTCTTCACCTATTTCAAACTACAAAGTATTAGCTTCAATACACAAAATATTCAGAGGTAAAACTCTTAACGTAAATAACGTAAAAGATATATTTGAAAGTAGAGAAACTTTAATAGAACATATATCTAAGACTCAAATAGAAAAGTCGGTCAAAAAAGATGAGATTATTGAGTCATATAGAAAACAAGAACAAGATGTTCGTTTATTGACTTATAAAATTTTAGTTGAAACTTTTAACAAAAAGTATTCTAATCTTGATGAGAGTCAAAAATCATTATTAAAGAATTACATTAACAATGTAAATAACAGTTCTAAGTTTAAAGAATATTATAAAGAACAACTTAAAAAAGTAGTCAAAGAAATTCATAGTCTATATTCTTCAATGGAAGACCAGGTGACTAAAATAAAACTTAAAGAAACAATTAATGTTTTAAAAGGTCAAAGAATTAAGAGAGAAGTTTCAGATTCTCAAGTTTCATCATTAATGATGGCTTATGAATTAGTAAAAGAAATTAAAAATGTCAGAAGTTAAATTAAAAGAAATAATAAGGGAGTTGGTAAAAAAAGAGATGGAAGAAGCAACAACAACTGCTTCTGTTGATGGATACCAAACCCCTTTTGCGTTTTCTGGTGATAGAGATAAAGACAAAAAGAAAAAAGATGATATAATCAAATCTTCAGGATACGAAAAAGTTTAATTAAATAATAGAGATATGAAAATTACTAAAGAAAGATTAAGAGAGATAATAAGAGAGGTGATTAAAGAGGAGTCTGAATATCAAACTTTCTTCAAAAAAGCCTTAGAAAAAGCTGGTAAATCTATACCACAAATGTCTGATGAAGAAAAGAAGGCATTTTTTAACAAGATTGACGCTGCTTGGAAAGGTAAAAGCGAAAAGAAAGGTTAAACAATTTAATGTTAGAGGAGTTTGAAAATATTATTGAAGAAGAACTATCTAAATTTTCTGAACAACTAATAAAAGAAGAAATTAGTGCAGAAGATGAAGATGTGATAAGAGATATCATTCGTTCTGAAGTATCAGCAATATTTTTTGACTTATTTAAGAAAAGAAGAACTTGGGGAGCATAATGAAATCATTACTAATAGAAACAAACTTATTTGAAGGTAAAGTAAACGAAGATTCTAGTGGTAGAACTTTGGTAAAGGGTATTCTTCAACGAGCTGGTGCGGAAAACCAAAATGGAAGAGTATATCCAAGAGAAATTTTAATGAGAGAAGCTAAAAAGTATGAAACTCTTATTCAAGAAAGAAGAGCTCTTGGTGAATTAGACCATCCTGAAAGTTCAGTAATAAACTTAAAGAATGTTTCTCATAATATAAAAGAAATTTTTTGGAATGGTGATGATTTAATGGGTGTAGTTGAAGTATTACCTACACCATCAGGTAACATCTTAAAAGAACTTCTAAGAGCGGGTATTCTTCTTGGTATATCGTCAAGAGGTATGGGCTCTGTAAAACCAATTGGTGAAAATAAAGTAGAAGTAGGTGATGATTTTGAACTTATTGGTTGGGATTTCGTTTCTAACCCATCTACACATGGTGCTTTCATGACTCCAATGAACGAATCGGTAAATATGCAAATTGGTACTGATGTTTGTGGTGATTATTGTAAAGCACAAGACTTAATGAGAGAAATTATAACGGAAATAGGATAATGAGTAAATTTAATCTAAACAAATATCTTAAAGAAAATAAAATAGATTTGGGTAAATACCAAACTACTGCTAGTAACAAAATATCTAAGGGTGTTTCTGATATTCGTAAAACTAACTATGATGTTAGAATTACCGAAGATGGAAAATTAGACCTTTATACATTACAACCTGTTATAGCAGAAGGTGGTGAAATTCTTATTAACGAAAATACAGAAAGACCACTATCGACTGAAGTTAAAAAACAATTTTTAGAGATAATCTCTACATACAGAGCTTTTAAAGAACAACTTACTCGTAATTCAGACATAGTTGAAACTGCACAAACATTAAGTGGTGTTGTTGAAGCTGCAAGAACATTAACTCTTTCAGAAAACGATGATTGGTTTGATAAAGTAACCATCAAAAGAAATATGAGTGAATTAGACAAGTTAGGTAAGTCTTTTGATAAGGTATCAACTGAAGCTAAAGCTTTAGACGAAAGATTACACTCTTTATACGAAGATATGGGTCATATACTTAGTAGATACTACGAAATAAGTGAAATAGACTCGGACACAATGAAAGAAAGATTGGGTATCCAAGAATCAACAGAAGATTGTGGTTGTGATTCTGATTCAGAATCAATCGAAGAACAATCAGTAGTAGTTGCTAAAAGAAATGATAATGGTTCAATTTCAGTAACTATGAAAGAAGAATCTGATTTAAACGAAGAAGAACTAAGATTATATGAGTTCGGTCAAAAAGTAGAAGTTCTAATGGAAAAAAATTGTCCTACAAACCCATCAAAGTGGAACTACTACAAAGGACAAGCTAAAAAGAAATTTGATGTTTATCCATCAGCTTATGCAAACGGATGGGCATCTAAACAATACAAAGCCGCTGGTGGTGGTTGGAAAAAGTGTTAATATGGCTAAACTAAAAGACATATTAGGAGAAAACAGATGGTTAGAACTTAAAAAAGCTGACCAAACACCAAACCAAAAAATAGGTAAAGGTATTCGTGAAATTAATTACCAACTAAGAGAAATTGAAAAATTCGTTAGTTGGTATTCTCGTATTAAGAATGAGAGTGATTTACATTCAGACCAGTATTGGAAAAGAACTACAAACCACTTAAATAAAATACGTGAAAGGTTGATGAGATTGTCTAACAAAATGAATAACTTGTAATGCCATCTCAATCTAAACAACAACAAAAACTTTTCGGTTTAGCTCTTTCTGTAAAAAGAGGTGATACTCCACGTAGTGAAGTTAGTGATGATGTTTTGGGTATAGTGGATAAAATGAGTGAAAAAGAAATAGAAGATTTTGCTTCAACTGACCATAAAGGTCTTCCTACCAAAAAAGAAGAAATTGAAGAAATAATTAGAGAGAGAATTAGAGAAATGTTAAACCCTATTATGAAAGAAGGTAGAGCTTTTGTCCAAGCCGCTAAAAAAGCTCAACAAGAAGGTAAGACCGAATTTGAATTTAATGGTAAAACTTACCCTATAACTTTAAAAGAAGAAGTTATTACTGAAATGAGTGATAAAGAGTTTGTTGGTGACCAATTAGTAAATGGAGTTGGTGACGGTATTCTTAGTAGAAATGAATTTATTAAGGTAGTATCTAAACAAACTAATTTTGACAAAATTAAACTTGGTAAAGTCTATGATGTTTATTTAAAATTAGATGGAAGACAACGAGTTAAATTAGACATTACAAGAAACATGGATAGATTTTTAGATAAATTGGGTATATCTGAATCAATTAAAGAAAATGGAGATACTATGGAGAGAGAAATAGT